CTCGGATCGGGACATTTTCGGGACATAATCGGGACTCCGTTGCTTGGCCTTGTTTGCCGCGTTAAGTGCTCGCTCCTTAGCGCTTTGGCTTATGTGCCTGTCAAAGTTTACGAAGGTCATTTCCGTGTCTTTGATCTTCAACCAGCCCGCTTCGACCATGCTCTGCGCGAAGCGTTCGTGACCCCCGATTGTGTTCAAATGTGGCATTGCCGCGATGTGTGTCCTTCCGCCAGCGGGACAATTTCGGGACGCCCACGCCCACACCTTCACAAGCCTCCCGACCACTAAATCCGGATCCATCTCGCAGGTCGCCGCGATTTGGAGCACCTCCGGCTTTTCAGCCACATGATGCTCGATTTTCAACCATTCACCGGCCATTGTTTTGTTCCTCCATTGTAAAAAGTTCCTCCATTAAAACGCGAAAAGCTCGCTCTGCGGTGGCAGGCACGACTCCGTTGCCGAGGAGTCGCAGTTCGTCGGTGCGATTGTCACAGGAGACGCACAGCTCGGCATAACCCAGCCCACCGGCAGGCCCATCAAGGTCTCCACCCAGCGCGGGTTGAGCTTTGAATTCATCTCGCCGCCCATCAGTCGCTTCATCTTGGCTCGATTGCCTGACCTTCCCGCTAATCCCGTTGGGCCACCTGTCACACCTGCGCTGGAGACTGTCGGCCAATCCTCCATCTTCACCTGCGCTGTCAGCGGCATGGTCGCCACATCGCCCTTGGCCTGCCTCGCCGCCCAAGTCTCTGGATTCTCGTCCGTGGTCTTTCCTGCTCTCGGCGTTGCCCACGCTTTCATCTGATCGTTGAGATTCCTGCTGCGATCCGGGTTCTCCCATCGTTCTGCGTTGCCCTCCGCTGAACGGAAGTCCCTGCTTTGCGGCGTTGCCCAATTCTGCACCATCTCCACCTGTTGATTGATCGTCTGGGATTGAAGTACCAGCCTCCCATCCGGCGTCTTGCGGTAGGCTCTCTCGCCCGGTCTCGCCGGTTGTCCGTCCTTCGTGTAAAGCGTCTCCACTCTCGCTCCCGCTTCGTTGGCCTGCGGTGTGCGCCAATCCACCCACAACCCTTGGCGGCTCCCATCCGTGCTGGGGTTCGCCGGGGCGGCTTGGCCATGCATAACTACATAATCCTCTAGCCTGCAATCTCTTTTCCAGTATCTCTTCGATGTCCCATTCCGAACTGCGGCATTTGAATTTCCACCATTCGTTGTCACTCTTGCAGTGGGCCAAGATGAACACGCGCTTTCTCTGGTGCGGAGCGCCGACTTCAGACGCGCTGAATATTCCCCACGCCGTTGTGTAACCAATGCTTTCCAGTTCTCCAACGACTTCTCGGAGTCCAAGACTGATGTGTCCCTCGACATTTTCAAAGAAGCAGAGTCTTGGTTGAAGAAGTCGAATTCCGTCTGCGATGAAAGGCCAGAGGTGCCGAGGGTCATCGGTGCCGAGTCGCTTCCCGGCTGCCGAGAATGGCTGGCAGGGATAACCGCCAGTGAGGATGTCCACGCGGTCACGAAACTCTGCCCATGGGAAGGTCTTAAGATTCGTCCAGATAGGTGCTGCGTCCAAGAGTCCCGCCTCCATTTTGCTGACCAAGTTCGCGACGGCGAAGGCTTCGATCTCACAAAGAGCGACCGTTCGCAGATTTCGGATAACTCGGTGGAGTCCAAGTTCAATCCCACCATATCCGGCACAAAGTCCGAGGTGTGTAATTGGCGTGGTAGTATCCACATTATTTCTTTCCCTTCATTGTCTTGTTGTGATTCCGCTCGATATACTTCCGCACCTTCTCCATGTCCGCCTTGGCTTGCCGTGCCTCTTTAAGTGCATAGGTGTGCTGATAAGGCGGCAGCGGCTCCCCGCGCTGGATGCGCGGCCCGATCGGGCAGCCGTTGGCGCAAATGGCTAAACGGAGGGTGATTTCAGGGAGCATTTTAATCTTCCTTTTCCATTGCGGACAAATACGCTTCGTATTCGGAGTAATCATCAAACCCTGCGGCTCTTGCTTCGGCATCCATCCGCTCGGATTCTCTCTCTATCTCCTCAAGTTTGTGTTGTTTAATTGCTCCCATTGGGTTAAAAAAATGCGCGTATCCACGCCGCGCCCCGGAGGGTTGAATCAGAACGGGATGTCGTCCGCCTCTTTGGCAGGTTTGGCCTTCGGCGCTGGCGCCGAGGCTTTGGGTGAAACCCACCGCTCGAGGGTGTTGAATCGATGGCCGGCATCAGCCCCGTCTTCCTCGCCAAGAACGACCGTGGCCGTCTTGCCGATGAAATCCTCGGGCTGCACATCCACTTCCTCCCCTGGCACTACGGCGAACCCGCAGGCTTCGCGCACTTGGTCGATCTTCCACCCCGCTTTTTCGGTGAAGGTCAGGTGCTCGTGGACTTCCGGCCCCTTCGCTCCCTCGCCGATCTCTACACGGCAGATGAGCTTGATCATCGGGTTTCCGGCCTTGGATAGCTTCTCCATGGCGTTGACGATTTCGATTTTATAGGTTCCCGGCTCCACGAAATAGACGGGTTTCGGTTCACTCTGTTTGTAGGTAGGCATATATTATTTTTTGTTTTTGATTTGGCGCAGGGTTGTTATTGGTGACCCTGCTTTCACCGCTGACTCGTCCACCTCCACGCCGGCATCGGCGCAGAACTGGCGAAATTTCTCGGCGCTCATCTTTCCGCCGAGGGCGAGAATGAGCGTCTCTTTTGAAACATTGGCGGAGGCCCGTGCGATGGCATCGGCCTCCACGAACTGACGCCCCGCGCCGGTCGTCACCTTCCAGCCGGGGATGTCCTCGCCCGCGGCGAGGCGTTCTTTCAGCGCATCCATCACCGGCTCGGCGATCTGCTTTTCGGCGAGCTTCCAGTTGGCGGCAAATGCGCTCAACTCCACCGGATTGGCGAGGATTTTGTCGCGGATCTCGGCAAGTGATGTCTCGGACCTGACCAGCGCCAGAGCCTCTGAGGATTGGCGAACCAGCGCCCGACACGAATTAGCATGAGCGCACCAGCCGCAATATTCATTCGGCGTCGGCTCCGCCAACCGGCTCGACGCCTCGGCGATCACCGCCGAAACGGTCGCCTCGGCTTGGTCTCGGGTGAATGTGTAGGTGCGGCGGACCCGCTGATCGACATAGACCACATGAGCGGTCCATGAGTCGGCGAAATGCTCGACCATGCAGGCCAAACAATAGGCACTTAGCTGCTCCCTATAATTCCTGACTTGGCCTGTTTTTATATCCGCCACCCATTGAGCGCGAACGCATACCGCGTCGGCCGTGCCGGGTTTGGAGAGCCCAGGCACCTCCATGCCAAGATATTCTTCACGGGTCTCGACATGGTAGCCCCCGGAGAGCGTGCGAAGCTCATCCGCACCCCACCGAGCCACCGCCTGATCCTCGGCGCTCAGCGTGTCGAAGGTCGTCGGATCATCCACCAAAAGCTCGCGGATCGCCTTGTCGATTAGCGTCCCACGCTCGGCGGCCGAGCTGGTGCCGGGTGCGCCAGTAAACAGAGCGCACTCGGCCAGCTTCGGCAGGGAGGAAGGGGTGATTTCCTTGATCACGCCGCGACCTCCATTTGTGCTTTGGCTTTAGCGACAATGGCGGCAGGCCGCGCCACGATCTGCTCGCGGAGTTTTGGCGAGGCGTCTCGCCATGTCTGCCCCTCTTGAATAGATCCGTTGCTGACCAAGAAGAGATTGACGACTTCCTCGTTCTCATAGAGGACCGCCACCGACTCCCGGCCGATAATCTCAACGGCAGGCTGCTTCGCCTTTGCGGTTGCGTTTGTAGCGAATAAATGCGCCACGGATTCCCACTCCATCGGGAGTTCTTCGGCGAGGCCGCTGCGAGTCTTGGCGTCGTAGGCCGCCGAGTGGGTGGTCAGGATGATGCGTTCCTTGCCCCAGATGCCCTTGGCTTTGCCACTGTCCTGCGTAACCGCCTTGGTCTTGAACCGGAAAAACCACAACTCATCCGCCCATTCCTTCACCAGCGGCGAAGACTGCTTGGAGAGCTTCAACTCATAGCGGTCATACGCCGCGAGAATGTCCGGCGGCTCGGTGCGCTGCACCTTGCTGTGCGCCAGGACAACCACATGCTTGCCGGCATCGATCAGTGTATCCAGCGCGGTCAGGAACCGGCTCACCTTCTCCGCTGTCATCACCCACCCCTTGCCGAACCCGAAATCCTCGACGGATTGCTTC